GCTCCAATAGGAGTATGGTCATCAGGTGGAAATATGAATACTGCTAGAGATAATCTTGCTTCTATGGGAACTACAACTAGTGCCATAGGTGCTGGTGGTAATATTCCTCCTATTACTGCTAATTCTGAAACGTGGAACGGAACAAGTTGGACAGAAGGAAATAATTTAAATACAGCACGAAGTCACGTTCACGGAGCAGGAATTACAACATCGGCAATGGTTGCGGGTGGTGAAGCTCCTGCTGTTACAAACGCAGTAGAGAAATATGATGGAACTAGTTGGACTACTTCAACTAATTACCCCGCTTCAAAAGCATCTATAGGTGCTCTTGGTGCATCTAACACTGCTGCATTATTCTTTGGTGGTTATCCAACAGTAGCAGAAACATATGAATTTGACGGAACTAGTTGGACTGAGACAAATGATATGAACACTGGAAGAAGTAGTATGGCTGCAGCAGGAATTCAAACAGCAGGTTTGGCTTTTGGAGGGCAAATTACAGCAGCAACAGCAGCAACAGAAGAATATAATGGTTCTACTTGGACGGAAGTTAGTGATTTGAATACTGGAAGAGCTATTTTAGCTGGATCTACTCAAGGAAGCGTTACAAGTGCTTTAGCTTTTGGTGGAAGTTTTCCAGCATCAGGTTTAACAGAATCTTGGAATGGAACGAGTTGGACTGAAGCAGCAGATTTAGCTACAGCAAGATATGATCTTGGTGGTTCAGGAACTGGTAGTTCTTCAGCATTAGCTTTTGGAGGTGGAACACCGCCTAGAGTAGCAGCAACTGAAGAATGGACAGTTCCTACAAGTAATCAATCAATTCAAGGTAGTTAATAACTACTAAATAGTTTTGTTATGAGTATAAATGATAAAATAAATGAAGTTTTAGGTGTCCCAGTTAAAAAGGAAGAGAGTAAAAAACCTCTTGTTCCTAGAGTCGAAGATAAAAATAAAGAAGACATTGATAACGATTACAAGTATAGTAGAGAAAACTATTATAATTTAATTGAGCGTGGCCAAGACGCTATACAAGGTATACTTGATATTGCAAATGAAAGTCAACACCCTAGAGCATACGAAGTTGCAGGTAATCTAATTAAACAAGTTGCTGATACTGTAGATAAATTACAAGACTTACAAAGTAAATTAAAAAATTTAAAAGATGTGCCTAATAAAACTTCAACTAATATTAAACAGGCCTTATTTGTAGGATCATCTGCCGAATTACATAAAATATTGAAAAACAAAAACGGTAATGTTAATAGTAAAGAAGATGAAGATTTTAAAGGCACAAATATCACACCCGAAAAAACAGATATTTCTGATTAGTGATTTAACTTATATTAAAAAAAGACCTTGGCCGTCTTTATTATCAGGTGAAAAAATGCAAGACCCAATAGAAGTTATACAACATACAATATCAAATACACCTAGACAAGGTGCAAATGGTGCTCTTTACAAAGAAAAAAAATACTCTATATATAAAGGTAGCAGTCGAGTCAATGCAGCTGTGCAATTAGGCTATGACGCAATAGAAGGAATAATAGTAAATGTCTGAAGCATATTTAGGAAATCCAAATCTATTTAAAGCCAATACAAAGATAGAATACACCGAAGAGCAAATTAAAGAAATTGCAAAGTGTATGGAAGATCCTGTTTACTTTATAAGAAACTATATTAGAATTGTTAATATAGATGAAGGATTAGTTCCTTTTAATATGTACAAGTTTCAGGAACGTATGGTCGATACGTTTCATAATAATCGTTTTTCTATTTGTAAACTGCCAAGACAGTCAGGCAAATCAACAACCATCATTGCGTACTTATTACATCAAGTTGTTTTTAATGATAATATAAATGTGGCCATACTTGCCAACAAAAGTTCTACAGCAAGAGACTTATTAGGTCGTCTTCAACTTGCATATGAAAACTTACCTAAATGGTTACAACAAGGTGTTTTAAATTGGAATAAAGGTTCTTTAGAATTAGAAAATGGTTCTAAAATAATGGCTGCTGCAACTTCATCATCTGCTATTCGAGGTGGTTCATATAACATAATATTCTTAGACGAGTTTGCGTTTATTCCAGCAAACATATCTGAACAATTTTTTAGTTCAGTATATCCTACTATTTCTTCTGGTAAGAAATCTAAAGTAATGATTGTATCTACACCACACGGTATGAATATGTTTTATAAACTTTGGAATGACGCTGAGCATAAAAGAAATGATTATGTGCCTATTGAAGTACATTGGTCAGAAGTTCCAGGAAGAGACGATAAGTGGAGAGAAGAAACAATAAGAAACACAAGTGAGGCACAATTTGCAACCGAGTTTGAGTGTGAGTTTGTAGGTTCAATTGATACCTTAATTAATCCATCTAAAATTAGAATTTTATCTCATAACAATCCTTTAGTTTCAAATGCAGGTTTAGATATGTATGAAAGACCTGAAAAAGGAAAAGATTATGTTATGACAGTTGACGTAGCAAGAGGTACTGTAAAAGATTATTCAGCCTTTACTGTTATTGATGTTTCAAAAATGCCTTATCGTGTTGTAGCAAAATTTAGAGATAATGAAATTAAACCTTTATTGTTTCCACATACAGTTGATAGAGTAGCAAGACAATACAACAATGCTTATGTTTGTGTTGAAGTAAATGATATAGGTCATCAAGTAGCAGACGCTTTACAATTTGAATTAGAATATCCTAATCTTATGATGTGTATGATGAAAGGTCGTGCAGGACAAATACTTGGTGGTGGTTTTTCTAAAAGAGGTGCTCAATTAGGAGTACGTATGACTAAACAAGTTAAAAGAATAGGTTGTCAAAACTTAAAAACTTTAGTAGAGGGTGATAAATTGTTCATACCTGACTTTCATATCATACAAGAGTTTTCTACTTTTATACGTAAAGGTACTTCTTGGCAAGCTGAAGAAGGTTCAAATGATGACTTAGTAATGTGTTTAGTTATATTTGCGTGGTTATCAAATCAAAGATACTTTAAAGAATTAACAGACCAAGATGTACGTGCTAGAATGTATGAAGAACAGAAAAATGCAATAGAACAAGATATGGCACCTTTTGGCTTTTTAGATGATGGGATAAATGAAGAAAACAGTTTTGTTGATGAACAAGGAGAAAGATGGACACCTGTAAAGATAAGAAAAGGTGACATCCTGTAGAGATTAACAATTTAATAAATAGAAGTGAGATAATTGATACTTTATTAGCTAATAAGGAGAAAAACACATATGGCATTTCAAGTTTCACCAGGTGTTCTCGTACAAGAAAAAGACTTAACTAATGTAATACCAGCCGTTGCAACGTCAATCGGTGCTATTGCAGGTCAGTTTAGTCAAGGACCTGTTGACGAAGTTGTTAGTATTAGTTCAGAAAAAGATTTAGTAGAAACATTTGGTAAACCAAATTCATCTACTTTTGAATACTTTTTTTCTGCTGCTAGTTTCTTACAATATTCATCAAGTCTAAAAGTTGTACGTGCAACAAACACAGGATTACTTAACGCTACTGCTAACGGTTCTGGCCTTCTAGTAAAAAACACAACTGACTATCAAAATAATTATTCTGATGGTTCTGGTTCTGTTGGACTATGGGCTGCAAGATCAGGCGGTGCTTGGGGTAACAACATAAAGGTGTCTGTATGTCCATCATCAACTGTTTATGAAGAAACTGCAAAAACAACCACACAAGATACTGACTCTGCTGTTGGAGATACTTCCATCGTAGTTCAATCTGCTACTGGTTTTAATGTAGGTGATATTATAAACTTTGCTGAGACAGGCGGATACGAATATAGAATAACAAACATTGTTGGACAAACAATTACGTTTGTAAGACATCCATCAGGTGTTGGAGGATTACACACTGCTGTTGCTAACGGTTCAAACGTTAGAAGAAGATGGCAGTATTATGATCTAGTAACAGCTGCACCAGGAACATCACCTTACGTTTCAGACAAAGGTGGTTCTGGAGATGAATTACACGTTGTTGTAGTAGATGAAGACGGTGGTATCACAGGTACTGCTGGAACAGTATTAGAAGTTTATGACTCAGTTTCAAAAGCTTCTGACGCTAAAACTCCACAAGGAGATACAAACTACTATCCAGATGTAATTTATAACAAATCAGAATATATCTATTGGATGGATCACAATACTTCAGGAACAAATTGGGGTAACGCTGCATTAAATACTACATATACTTCGGTAACAGCAGTATCTAATACTTCATTATCAGGTGGTTCAGATGGTTCTGCTGCAACAACAGCTGAATTAAAAACTGCTTACGAAAAATTTGAAGACGCAGAAACAGTAGATGTAAACTTAATTATCGCTGGTAAAGGTGATAGTACACACATTGACAATTTAATTACAATTGCAGAAAACAGAAAAGACGCTGTAGTATTTGCGTCTCCTGAAAGAAGTGATGTAGTTAATGTTACAAGTTCCGAAACACAAACAAATAACGTTAAATCGTTCTTTGATGGTGTTCGTTCTTCTTCATATGTTGTATTTGATAGTGGTTACAAATACACTTACGACAAATACAATGATGTGTTTAGATATGTACCTTTAAACGGTGATATTGCTGGTCTTGCTGCAAGAACAGATTTAGTTACTGACTCTTGGTTCTCACCTGCTGG